TTGTGGCGATCTACCTAGAATAGAATTGTTTGCTAGACAAAAAACAGATGGTTGGGACAGCTGGGGGGATCAGATTTAATGCCACTAACAGATCCGCAACGGGCTGTAATAAATTGTAATAAAAGGTTCAGAGTTCTTATATCTGGTCGTAGATTTGGCAAAACTTTTTTAGCAATACAAGAAATGGCTAAATTTGCTAGATTTCCAAATCAGCGTGTTTGGTATGTGTCCCCTAGTTATAGACAAAGTAAAACTATTTGCTGGGATATGCTTAAAGAAATGATGTTAAGACATAGATGGGTCAAAAGAATAAATGAGTCTGACTTATCATTGTTGCTAAAAAACAACACTCTCATAAGTCTAAAAGGGGCTGATAATGACCAGTCATTGAGAGGTGTTGGACTAAATTTTATTGTGCTAGATGAATTTGCTGACATCAAACCACAGGCTTGGTACGAGGTTCTTAGACCAACTTTAAGTGACACGCTAGGTCACGCACTGTTTTGCAGTTCGCCAAAGGGTTTTAACTTTGCTTATGATCTATATAGTAAACAAGACCCTGAGTGGCAGAGTTTTAAATATACTACATTAGAGGGTGGTCAGGTATCTGAGTCGGAGATAGAACAAGCGAAGAATGATTTAGATGAGAGAACTTTCCAACAAGAGTATTTAGCAACCTTTGTAAACTATGCGGGTATTATTTATTACAACTTTGACAGAAACAAAAACATTATTGATAGCTATAAGAAAAAATTTAAAACAATTCATGTTGGGCAAGACTTTAACATAGACCCGATGGTGGCTGTTGTTTCTGTAATAGAAAATGATAAGATATTTATAATTGATGAAATACAAATATTTTCTTCTAATACAAACGAAATGATTGACGAAATAAAAAGCAGATACCCAGATAAACAAATTATTTCTTATCCTGACCCAAGTTCTAAAGCTAGAAAAACATCTGCGGGTGGAATGACAGATTTAGCTTTACTTAAAAATGCTGGCTTTGATGTAAGAGCAAGAAACAAAGCACCACTTGTTAGAGATCGAATCAATGCAGTAAATTCAAAATTTAAAAATACAAAAGGTGTAAATAGTTTATATGTTTTAAAATCTTGCAAAAATGTTATTAAGTCTATAGAAAGACAAATATACAAAGAGGGAACAAATGTGCCTGATAAAGATGGTTCACATGACCATTTTAATGATGCGTTAGGTTATTTGGTAGAGTATAACTTTCCTGTAAGACGGGATTTTAAACCTAACCCTCTGCAAAGGTGGAGTTGATGGACAGAAAATTTTTAACAAACAAGCACCCTCTCTGGCATGCTAATATTCAGAACTGGGAATTTTATATCAGATCATATTTAGGCGGAAATGATTATCGTAATGGTTATTATTTACATAGATATATCTTAGAGACTTCAGAGGAATACGATCAAAGAATTAGACATACACCAGTTGATAACCATTGTAAAAATGTTGTTCAGATTTACACCAGCTTTTTATGGAGAGTACCACCGACTAGAGATTATGGTTCTTTAGATGGAGACCCAGCATTAGAGTCTTTTGTTAATGATGCAGATTTAGATGGTAGATCATTTAATACAGTTATGAGAGATGTTCAAATGAATGCAAGCATCTATGGTAATTGTTGGGTAATTATTGACAAACCACAATCAAACACAAGAACAAGAGCAGAGGAACTCGATCAAGACATAAGACCTTATATGTCTATTTATACACCAGAAAACATTGTGAACTGGAATTACAAACGAGCCGCTAGTGGCAGATTTTATCTAGATATGCTTTTAGTTGTTGAGGATATTAATACTGAAAGAGCAATATTAAAAATGTTTACAGAGGAAGAAATAACAACATATCAAGTTACAGATTATGAAAAAGAATATGCAGAGGGCGATGTTACAGTTATAGATCAAGTGCCAAATGCTATTGGTGTTATTCCATGTATAAATGTTTACAATCTTAAAGGTGCAAAAAGACCGATAGGTATTAGTGATCTTGCAGATGTGGCTTATTTACAACAATCAATTTACAACGATTATTCAGAAAAAGAACAGCTTATAAGATTAGCTAACCACCCAAGTCTAGTTAAAACGCCAAGTGTTGAGGCTAGTGCTGGTGCTGGTTCAGTTATAGAAATACCAGAGGATATGCCGTCAGATTTAAAACCTTACATCATACAACCAAGCGGACAAAATTTAGAGGGTATTATGAATTGTATTAGAAATAAAATTGATGCAATAGATCGTATCACTCACATGGGTTCGGTTAGAGGTACATCAGGCCAACAAATATCATCAGGTATTGCACTACAAACAGAGTTTCAATTATTAAATGCAAAACTATCTGAAAAAGCAGATTTCTTAGAAAATGCTGAAGAGCAAATTTGGTCTCTGTTTGCTAGATGGCAAAACAAAGAATGGGACGGCTCAGTAGATTACCCTGATACTTTTGATGTAAGGGACTGGGCTAACGATTTACAATTTTTACAAATGGCAAAAGCTAGTGGAATAAAATCAGAAACATTTAACAAAGAATTAGATAAACAGATTGCGGAGGCAGTTATTGATGATAATGAAACAATTAAAACGATTAATGATGAGATTGATAGCACCAGAACTACTAGAGGACAATTTACGACAACCGAAATCGAGGGACAGACACCAGATGGCCAAGAAGAAGAAGAAAGTTAGAAAAGTTCCTAAAGACAAAGAAACAGGAATACCAAAAAAATATTTATCTGGTCTTAAAGGGTCAAAGAGAACTCGTAGAGCAAGTCTTATCAAAAGAGTTTCATCAATCTACAAATCAGGTGGTTTTATACCAAGAGCATTATTACGGAGTAGAACAAAATCATAATGGCTAGTAAATTTAGAAAACCATTGTCTGCGGCTACAAAAGCAACACTTAGACGTAAAGCTAAAGCATCTAAAAGATATACTTATGCAACATTAGCAAAGGTTTATCGTAGAGGTCAGGGTGCATTTTTATCAGCTGGAAGTAGAAGAGTTCCGATGGCGGCTTGGTCGATGGGAAGAGTAAATAGTTTCCTAAGAGGTTCAAGAAAACACGATTTAGATTTAAGAAAAAAAAGAAAAAAATAATAATGGCAAAGTATCAAGGTCGTACAGTAAAACTCGGTAAACCTTTCAGAACACCTGGTCAGAGTAAAAAATTTGCTGTTTATGTAAGAGATCGTAAAACAAAAAATGTAAAAAAAGTAAGATTTGGCGATCCTAATATGTCAATTAAAAAAAATATACCAGCACGCCAAAGGTCGTTTCTTGCGAGAATGGGTGGGGTTTTGAGACAAGTCAAAGGGCAAAAATCTTTGTCGCCAGCATTTTGGTCGATTCGTGCATGGAAAAAAAATTTTCCATTATAACGAATGTCAAAAATATTAGATAAACTTGCAGATCAACACGAAGAAAGAATTGTTAATGTTCTTTATAAATTAGAGGACGATGTAGTAGATGCGGTCAGAAAATCTACTGGAGGAGAATTAGTATCAACTAGAATTGCAATACAATTACAACCTCAGATTAGAATTCTTGTAGAAAACAACTTTTTAAACGAGGCAGATTTATTAATTAACGAAGAATACAACCTGATAGCAAAAGAGGTTTTAGATACATTTGGTAAGATGCCTATACCCGCAAAATTTAAAAATTTAACACAAGTTGATCTACAAACTATCAATGCACTCAAATATCAATCATTTAGTGGCTTTGAAGATGTAGCAGAAAGATTTATTAAAATTATTAATGATGAAGTTTACCAAAGCACAATAGCTGGCAGACCATTTATTGATGTAGAAAAGAATATAAGATCGCATATTAATGGAGTTTATCAAAAGTCAAATCAAAGAGAAATCAACGAGTTAGTAGATTATATTAACGAAAATAAATACAATCCAAGTTTAAAATCTAAGGTTGAAGAAAGCATTACAAAACTAAGAACAGAGTATGCCGCTGATAGGGCTGGAGAAAATTTAAGACGATATGCTGGTCAAATAGCACATGACTCGATTATGCAGTTTCATGGTCAGTTTACAGTAAAAAAAGCAAAAGACAGTGGACTAAATCATTTTAGTTATACAGGAACCTTAGTGCGTGACTCTAGACCTTTTTGTCGAGATATGGTAAACAAAACTTTAACCGAAAAAGAAATTCGGGATATTTGGAACTCTAGGTCATGGGCTGGCAAAAGTTCTGGAGACCCTTTTATTGTTAGAGGGG